CGAAGAAGTGGCGGAAGTACCATGCGGACGACGAGGGGGAGGCGAAGAAGTGGCGGAAGTACCATGCGGACGACGAGGGGGAGGCAAAGTAACGCCATGCGTGTGGAACTGGAGTTCACTGAGTGCCAAACCGCCGAGCTGCCGGACACCCTGCCCCGCAGCTTCGTAGCCGCGCGGGTCAAGTACGTCGATCCGGATGATGGGCTGACCACGGTGCATTGGGGGCCGGTGCTGTTCCTGCCCCCCGGGGTGTCGCTGGAAGCGCTGGAGACCATGATCAACGGATCCGTACTGCCTCATGACCACGAGGACGACCCGGAGGACGACCTGCGGGACTATCTGCCGAAGGAAGTATGGAACCCTGAACCGGAGGACTATTGAGATGCAGAGCTACCTGCGCCTGGGCGCCGCGGCCATCTTGTTCTCGCTGTTCATGGCCATTCCGGTGGCCCTATGCATCATCCTCGACACGCGGATGAACACGCCGCCACCGGTTCCGCTGCCGGAGCCGCCGAGCACGGGGAAGGTGCTCCCGGTTGGGCTGCCGGGCCCGTTCCGGATGTTCACGAACTCGGCCCTGCCTGACCTCCTGGTGCCGACGGCAGAGACCAACTGGCTGCCCGTGCTCGCAGAAACGAACCCGGCAGCTCGCGTCATCTTCTGCCCCTTTGACCTCGTATCGGCGGGGGACGACGAGATCGAGTTCGTGGACGGGCCGCGGACCATCCGCCTTCGGGTGATCCATGCGAAGTGCGACTGCCCTGTGTGCCAGGAGTACCGGGACAAGTACCCGGACTGGGAGTCCACGAGCCACTACCACAAGACGCACAAGGGTGCGATGCAGCGGCCGTAATGTACCAAATGAGCACCATTGTGCGCCGTATCGTGCACTAAAAGGTGCAGTATAAACGATTGGGGGGCATTGTATGCCTGTGGCGGCCATGACAGCAATCGAAGATGCCATTAAGCGCGGAGTAGAGATGGAGATCGCCCGGGCGGTCGAAGAGGCGACGAAGCGGGCGAAGGAAGATCTGGACCGAAGGATCCCGGCGATCGTGGCTGGGTTGTCAATTCAGATATTGGAGCGGATCAGCATGGAGCGGCTACGAGACGAGCTGTTGATTCACGTCAGCATGCCGAAGACGCGCGATGGGGCCTTATAAACTGCTGAGGGGTATTGTATGCTGGGAGTGATAATGTTGTTGGTCATCTTGAACACGATCCTATTGATCTGCTTGGCGGCGGACGTTGAGCGGCTGTACCATGCTCTCAAGTCGAGGGGGCACCTGTGACCGCCAAACGGATCAATATCCCGTGGCTGCTCGTGCAGGTCATCGATTTTGTGCTCGCCGGGGTGCTCGTGCTCTTGGTGTATCCGTTCATCGCGCTCATGCAGATGCTCGAAGAGAAAGCGGGGAACCGGTGAAGTTCAGCGATGCAAACCACAGCAATAGCCTGGTGACGGTCCGCACGCCCTGGCGCGATGTCGGGAAGAAACTGGACTTCCGGGTCCACATCTTCAAGACGACGCGGGCGATGCAGGAGTTCATGGTCGAGTGCTACGGCGAACCCTGCGGCATCTCGGAGAAGTACGCCCGTAGAACCCTGGGCCTTTGCCTCTCTGGGCCTCTGACCGGCCGCGACGGGTCGCCGTCCCCCGAGGTGTTCACGCTCTTCTTGTCCGCCAAGGCCATGGGGTCCGGGTACGCAGCGCATGAACTGATGCACGCGGCCTTGTACATCATGTACGAGCACCACCCGAAGCTGGTGGAGGGCATGAAGCGGTACGTGCGGCAGCGCGGCGTGCCTGGAACCCGCTGTGCCTGTGCAACCGAGGAGCACTTCTGCAATTTGTTCGAGGAGATGAACCGGAGCGTGTGGGAGATTTGGTACAAGGACTGCGCCCCGAAGGGGTGGGGGAAACGGAAGAAAAAGTGACTGCTTTTTCTATGAGATTTTGTTGACATCGAGCCTCGATTGTGCCATGATTCTTTGCAGCGATAGGGTAGCTCCCGACACGTACCGTGGTGCCTCAACGGTGCTTCGCTGCATCTTTAACCCTTGAGGCAGATGAGGACACGGCACAGTCATGACAAAGCAGTGTAAGCAGTGTGGCATAGAGTTCGAGCTTGGCACGGTTGGGGGAGCGGCGCATCGGGTGTTCTGTTCTAGCCCCTGCAGTGTGGCCTTCTACGCGGCGAAGAATCGGCAGGCTGTTCTGCCGAAGGCATGCCCCGAGTGCGGGAAGACGTTCGTAGGGAGGCGGGCATACCAAGTGTACTGCAGTAACACATGCCGAGCCATCGCGTACATCACGCGCAGAGCGGACGGGAAGTTGAAGTACGACCCGCGGGTGCTGACCGGAACCTGTCTTGACTGCGGCAAGGAATTTAAGCTGAAGACAACCGCTGCGGGCCTCGGCATCCCAAGCTCGTATTGCCGGCATCAGTGCCGGGCGAATGCGTACCATAGAGGCGTTACTGCCCGTGGACCGATTCCGAACGGCGTCTGCGTCGAGTGCGGAAAGGAGTTCCCACGAAGGTATAAGGGCTCCCTTCGGAAGTATTGCTCCACGCAGTGCTCTAAGGCGGCAAGCCAGCGCAGGCAACCCTTTAGCACCTGCCCCGAGTGCGGAGAGCAGTTCCAGCGATTCGGGGCGAAGAACGTGTACTGTTCTCGCAAGTGCGTCCGGTCGGCGCAAAAGGCAGCTAAGATCTCCCGCGCGTGCATGCATTGTGGGGGGCCGCTGAATCTCGGCCGCAAGTTTTGCTCCCGGGCATGCTACGTTGCCTTTGCCAACAGTGACAAGAACCCAAGGCGACACGGTAGCACTGTTGTGACCAAAGATGGGTACGTGGCGCAGATGGTGCATGGCCGTGCCGTTGCGCAGCACCGGGTCATCATGGAGCAGCACCTCGGGCGGGCGCTGGCGCCGGGCGAGACCATTCACCACAAGAATGGCGTTCGTACCGACAACCGGATCGAGAACCTTGAGCTGTGGGCGGGGAACCACCGGCGGGGCCAGCGTGTCGCTGACATGGTTGCGTGGGCTAAAGAAACATTGCAGCGGTACGAGCCTTCGGCGCTCGCTCAGCCTGCACCCGTGCTGGTCTGTCACGGCGAAGCGATATGAACATTCGTGAGCATACCGTCGAGTACGAGGGGCTGACTTGGCCGCGTATCGTCCATCCGATTTTTCGGGACCTGACGCTGGCCAAGCATTGGCGAGAGCATCCGTACAACCAGGTGAAGCTCAAGCACGACCCGGGAGAATACATGATGCGGGCGGCAACTGCGCTGCTGTCTCCGCCTGACCTCATCGTCTCCCCGTACACCGAGGAACACTTCCATGACTGGTGCACAGAAGACTTCGTATGTACTTGGGGTTCAGGAGCTTGCAGCAAAAGCAACGATTTTGGGCTGGTCGCTGTCCTTGACTGGATTACGGATCCTCTTACCACTTTGACCATGATGGCGTCGACAACGATCGATATGTTGCTGCTGCGGTCGTTCGAGTCCTGCACTCGGTACTTCCGGATCCTCAAGAAGAGCAAACTGATTGAGATCCCGGGGAAAGAGTCGCACGTCCGCACAGCCATATGCATGGATGAGGATGACGTGGACGGGGTCGTATCATTAAAGGCGGGCATCAAGGGGGTCGCCGTGCGGAAGGGAACGATGGAGGACGCGAAACAAAATCTTGCCGGCAGCCACACTCCATATTCTCGCCTATGTCTTGACGAAGCATCCGTTATGCCCGACGCAGCATTCGAGGCGCGGCATAATTTGAGCATCGGGTGCAAGAATTTCAAGCTGGTCGCGCTGTGCAACCCGGAGAGCTTTACCGACCTCTGCTGCCGGCACTCTGTACCGATCGATGGGTGGGCCTCTGTAAACCCTGAGACCAGCTTCGAGTGGCGGTCTCGATGGGGCAAGGTCCGGAGGCATGATGGGCTGCGCTCGCCCGGGATCAAAGACCCAGACAAGTACCCGCATTTACTGAAACAGGCCGAAATTGACCGTATCCTGACGGAGAACGGCGGGAATATGGACGCTCCTGCTTTCTGGTCTCAGATCAGAGGCTGGCCCCCGCCGCAAGGATCTGAGCAAACAGTGCTGACCACACGGCTCCTCGACCAGTGGGCCATGAAATCACCGATCCTCTGGGGCCCGAATGCCCCGACGACCCGGATTGCAGGGCTCGACCCGGCGTTCACGAGCGGCGGGGATTCGGCGGTGCTCCAGCCGGCAACCGTTGGCTTCGAAGCGGTTACGAACCGGCTCGTCATAGCCTTCGAGCCCGAGATTGTCATCCCCCTGCGCGCGAGCGAGGCCCGTCCCATCGTGTACCAGGTGGTGGATTTCGTCCTTGACTGGGCCAACGACCAGCAGTTCGACCTGACGTACCTCGGTGTCGATGAGTCTGGTACCCAACGACTTGGCGACATGATCGAGGTCGAGAATATCAGCCGTGGCGGGCCGTCGAAGTCCCTGTGCCGGGTGAATTTCGGGGCCTCGGCGTCAACGTTCCCGGTGAGCACCCGCGATCTGACCGAATCCCGGAAGGTGTACCGCAACCAGGTGACGGAATTGTATTACGCGCTCCGGGAGTACGGGTCGTTCGGTCAGATCCGGGCGATGCCGGAGACGGCGGCGGACCAGTGCTGCCGGCGCCGGGTGCTCCTGAAGCATCCCAAGGCCTTGGAGGAGAAGGTCAAGATGAAGGCCCGGATCAAGCGGTCCCCCGACCAGGCGGACGCGTTGGTCTGTGCCGTCGCCGTGGCCAAATGGGTCCTGCGCCTCTCCCCCGGAGCGACGCAGACGGTCATGCGCGGCACGGCGTCCAAGGCGGGCGGGTTCAGCCGGGAGTTGCTGGCGATGTACGACCTTGACCGGGCGGACCGGACGTACAAAAATAGTATGATTTAACGGTTGACATTTCGAGGCTGGTAGCATATAGTGGCGTCTATTGGTCAGAGAACCGAGGTACAATAGTACGAAAGGAATGGACTGATGAGCACAGGGGAGAATCTGACAGCGGAGGAGCAGGCGGAGTTGGCGGAGGCGGTGGCGGCGGAGCAGGCGGCCCAGGACGTGCCACGGAAGTTTCAGAAGTTCCAGGAGTGTATGCGGGCGGCGCACACCGCCTTCGTGGACCTTTGCGGCACGGCGGACCATGGCGCCCTGGCCTACTTCCGGAACAAGGGCATCGAGAAGCTGGAGGAGTGTATGCACCGCGGGGCCGACGCCATGTTCGTACTGCGCGCGGAGAACCAGCGGATCGAGCAGGCGGTGGCCGACGTGCAGAGTGGGAAGCTGAAGCTCCACAACAACGGGTGAGGCGATGACAGACAAGCGTGAGAAAAGGCAGCAGCGTCCGGCGATGCGCCCCCTGGGATACTGTGCGTTCACCGGCCAGCCCATGAAGCCGGTGAGCCTTCCGCAGGCGCGCATCTACGGGTACAAGAGCGAGTACTACTTCTTCGGGCCGTTCACATCGATCCCGGAGTTGCACATCGCGTTCTCGACCCGGGACGGCGTGGTTCCGAACCTGCCGTTGCAGCAGCTCAAGACAGTGGGCATCGACATGACGCCGCGGAACAAGCGGCAGTATCCGGCGCCAGCTCGGGAAGCGCTGACGAACTGCCCTTATACGGGTCAGCCGGTCAAGATCGCCCTGAGCGACCCATCCAAGCCGGAGGGCACATGGAAGATCACCGGGAAGTACTACACCATCGGCGGGTTTGACACGAAGCGCCATGCGGAGAAGTTCTTCTCCACGCGGCTGGGGGTCGCCCCGATGTTCAACGCCACTTCTGGGATCACGGCGACGCCCCGGGGCGACACGGTTGAAACAACGGAAGAGATCGAGGTCGAGCATGGTGTCGAGGGGCTGGCAGAGGGAGCCCAGTTCCTTAAGGACACGGGGGCGATCAAGGAATGATGACGTTCCGGCACAGGAACATTCTGCCGCCCGGTGGATACCAGTACACGGTACCCGAGACCGGCCAGTCGTTCCTTGACGGAGTCTTCAATGACCTTGTTAATGGGGTCCGGCTGCACCTGGCGAAGAACTCGATCCCGGTGCCGCCGGATCTCGCCGCGCGCATTGAGCACTCTATCTGCCTTCGCTGTCCCAAGGGGTTCTGCCGTGGGGAGGCTGAGCCGGGGGACGCGCACCAGGACCCCATCCGTGCGGTTGACGTGCGTGAGGCCACCTCGCTGCACCAGACCCGGCTCAAGTGGCCGGTCGACCGATTCCTCACCTCTGACGCCGTTGTCGCCGCCCGAGTGGCAGTCTGCAAGGCGTGCCCTGAGAACGTCCGGGGGTACTGTACCACTTGTAACGGTTTGCGAGGCTTCGCTTCCAAGATTGTCGGTACACGGGCTGAACGATACGAAAAAGAACTCGGGGTCTGCCAGCGCTGCAAGTGCCTTCTTCCTGTGAAGGTGCACATTTCCGACGAGGCGTTGCGGGCGGTGAAGGACTCCAACGAATACCCGCCGTCGTGCTGGGTGAACCAGGTGCGCAATGGCTGAGGACAAAGATTCCGTCGAGTTGGTGAACACGACTGCCACCGGCGGCATGCCGGCGGAGCGCGTTCGTACCCCGCTGGCCGCGCTGCGGATTTACGAAGACCTCTGCCTCGGTTCGTACGACTGGGCCGCTGCCCGGGCCCGGATCCAGGCCATGTATGACGGGCACGCCCCCTACGACAGCTCGGTGTTGACCAAGCTCGGGCAGTCCAATCGATGCAACGTCAATTTCCGTGAGATGGAAGCCATCGTCGACTCGAACACCGCCGCGGCGTGGAGCCTGATCATGGACGTCGGCCCGCTGGTCGACTGCAAGATCGACCGCGAGCTGTTGCCCATCGACGGCGGGGGCGACGACTGGTCGGATATCATTTCCGATGAGTACACAAGGATGCTGCGGGAGTGGAACGGTTTCTACTACCTCGTCGACCAGACGTTGAAGGACTGCTTCAAGTATGGCGTGGGCGGCGCGGTGTTCCCCAATGAGCACGACTGGCGCCCGAAGGCGTTCCAACTGGGGAATCTGAAGGTTCCCGCGAGCGCCAAGTTCGACCTTGACAAGCTGGGCCTGTTCTGCCTTGACGACACGATGACCATCCAGGAGTTGTACGCGCTGACCGAGAACCGGGACGTGGCGACAAAGGCCGGCTGGAGCGTCGGGGCGATCAAGGCGATGCTGGTCGATGTGTTCCGGGCACGCAACCGCAGCCCGGAGAACAAGGAAGGCACGTCCGACTGGGAGTCTGTACAGACCGCGATGCGGACGTACGATCCTCGGACGGCCTCGATGGACTACGATGACGTGCGCATTGTGCACCAGCTCGTGCGCGGGGCAGACAACAAGGGCATCACCCACTACATCTTCCATGCGGACGCGGGCGAGGATGTCGCGTATTTGTTCGAGAAGAAGAACCGGTACGAGAATATGTCCCAGGTGCTGTGGCTGCTTCCGCACAATTTCGGGGACGCGTGCAAGATCCGATCGGTGAAGGGGCTTGGGCACCGCAGCCTGCCTCATTGCGAGTTCAGCAATCGTTTCCTCTGCCAGTTGTTTGATAGTGGCATGCTGTCCTCTTCGCTGTTGGTCAGTCTGCAGGGCGCGGCAACCTCTGAGGAGATGCAGGTGCTGCGCATGGGCGCGGTCACGGCGCTCCCCTCCAACCTGAGCCCGGTCCAGACGTCGTTCTTGCCGAAGATGGACGGCTTGGTGGGCCTTCGGACGCTGTCGAGGGACATTCTTCTCAACAACACGGGCGTGTACCGCCCCCGGATGGAGAGCACGCAGAGCCAGAACGCGTTCCCCACGGCGCAGCAGGTGCGGGAAGAGGCGAAGACCGAGGCCCGGTTCGAGAAGAGCCAGGCGACGTTCATGTACACCCAGTGGGAGAAGTTCCATCGGGAGATCTTCCGCCGGGTGACCCGGTCGGAGTACGTGTTCAGCAAGGTGGCGCTTCCCGGGCAGCAGGAGGCGCAGGCGTTCCTGCTTCGGTGCATGCGGCGGGGCGTTCCTCCTCAGATTTTGCTGGTGCCCGGGTCGATTCAGGTGCACAGCACGAAGGCGCTTGGAATTGGGTCGTCCGAGGACCGGCAGGCGATGGCTATGCAGTTGCAGGGGATGAAGCCCTTCATGGACGAGCGCGGTCGCAAGTGGACCGACCGCCAGTGGGCCCTGGCGTTCCTTGGATATTGGAACGTCGACAAGGTCTTCCCTGCCCAGCCGCGTGATGCGACTCCGAGCAACGCGATGTCCCATGCGATCTTGGAGAACAACAGCATGTTGGAAGGCCGGGCGGCCATGGTTGGCTCCGACCAGTTGCACGCCATCCATCTGCAGGCGCACCTGATGCCGCTGGCACGGTACGTCGAGGAGTTCCAGAAGTTCGGACCCCAGGGGATCCAGAATCTCCGGGAGGCCGCGCAGATGTTCCAGCTCGGGCTGCCGCACTGCAGCGAGCACATGCAGTACATGGCGCAGGACCCCACCCGGGCGGCGCAGGCCGAGGCGCTGGCAAAGAACCTCCAGATGTTCGCGCAGGTTGGCGCTCAGGTGATCGAGGCGTCCGAGTCGCTCATGCAGCAGCAGATCGAGGGGCAGCAGGAACAGCAGGACATGCAGAGCGTTCCGCCCGAGGTGCAGTTGCAGATGCAGAAGAACAACCAGAAGTTCCAACTGGACGTTCAGAAGCAGGACTCGCTCAACGAGGCCCGGATGCAGAAGGCCTCGGATCAGGCGGCCATCAAGAAGATGTCGGTGGACTTCAATTCGCAGCTTGCCGCACAGAAGGCCGCGGCAGATGTGGAGATCAAGAAACTGGTGGCCCAGGCGGAGATCGCCTTGAAGGCGGCCAAGGCCGGGGCATCGCAACCGGAGGGGTGAGTAAGTGGGAGTACTGGGGAGACGGGTGGCTGAGGTGTTCGCGCACGAGCAGAACGCCTTGGCGTACGGGAAGTGGCTGGCCCAGCCAGAGACACAGATGTTCCTCGAGCTGGTCGAGACCTCGATCCGCCCGCTGCGAAAGCCGGAGAGCATGTCGGCTGAGCGGTACGGTGGGTTGGTTGACGGCCGGTACGAGGTCCTGTGGTTGCTCACGCACTTGGATGACGTGGGCAAGCAAACAGAGCAGATCCAAAATGAGATCGACCTGACGGCCGATTTCGGCGCAACGGCCCTGCTGTCGCAGTGGGGAGTCAAGAAACCCGCGGACCGCCCCGCGGAAAATAAGTAAAGGTGTGTAAGTTATGGCAATTCAAGACGTTCCAGATGGAGCCGAAGTTCCAAAACCCCCGAGTGCCACAGAAGCCCACGCCAGCGGTCAGAACCGTGACGCATTCAATGCGTTGTGGAACGACGAGGCCATGGACCCGGTGAACGCCGCGGCCGCCGCTCCTGCAGCGGCAAAGCCCGCCGCAGCCCCGGCCGCCCCGGCAGCGCCCGCCGCAGCCCCGGCCGCCCCGGCAGCGCCCGCCGCAGCCCCGGCCGCCCCGCCAGCGAAAGCCGTCGATCCCTTCGGGAACATCCCGAAGGACTTGGTCGACAAGGCGATGCTGGGTAAGTCCCCCGCCGCAGTGGACCCTGTGTCCGATGCGGAAGAAGAGGCCCATGCCCAGCGGACCATCCAGGCCCTGCCTGAGAAGGCCCAGCGCGAGGCGTTCATCAACCTGCGCCGGGAGCTCAAGGAAGAGAAGCAGCGCCGGAAGGACCACGAGTCCCGTGTGGCACAGATGCAGGCGGAGCTTGAGAAGGTCCGTACTGACGCCGGCAAGAACACCACGGAGACGCTCGCACAGGTGACCAAGGAGCTGGAGGACGCCCGGAAGCGCGCGGAGGACCTCGAGGGCGAGATCGGCCGCACCAACTACGAGAAGTCCCGGGAGTATCAGGAGCGGTACGTGCTGCCCTCACAGGCTCTGGTGTCAAGGATGAAGAAGATCCTGATCCAGACCGGCGGGCATGACGAGGCCGAAGCGGTGGCCGTGCTCCAGCGTTTCCTGTCCGCCCCGGCGAACCATCGCGCGGATGTACTGTCCGAGGAGGCGGTGTCGGTGCAGGGGGCGCTGTTGTCCTCTGTGGCTGACTACGACGATGTCGTCGAAAACTCCAAGATCGCCCTGCAGCACTGGCGCGACCACCAGGCGGCCGTGCAGGAAGAGCACCGACGGCTGGAGAAGGCGGGCCTGCTCAAGAACCTGTTCGAGGACACCGGGAAGGCCGCGGAGTCGCTGGCTGCCGAGGGGAACGTGCTGTTTTCCAAGTCGGCGGACGACACGTGGAACCGGCAGGTGGACGAGCGGATCGCGGCCGTGCGTGGTGCCCTGAGCGCGACGGACCCGGCGACGATCATCAAGTACGTGGCTGACGGGGTGACGGCGCCCCAGTGGCGAGACATGTACTGGACGGCCGTGAAGGCGTACCAGGACCTGAAGTCAAGCGCTGAGCAGGTGGTTGGCGCAGCGGCTATGGTTGGCGGAGACGCGCCGGCGGCGGTGAGCGGCGCTCCGAAGCCGAAGACCTCGAAGGAAGCGCTTGACTCCCTCTGGGGCCCGGAATAACGCAGCGTTCGTGGGATGTTTTCAGACCCGGCGGTCGTTACGAAGGCCGCCGGGTCAATTTTTTCAAGAAATAATTTGACACGCGACTCGTTTTCTGGTATGGTCTACACAGAATCAGGTCTAGGACCGCTGGGTCCATCTCCCGCCTGAGAGACCGACCGCCGGAATGCGGTAGGAGACAGCAAACCGATTGCTCCGTCGGAAGCAAAGGTTCGTTGAAACGCGGGTAACACCGCACAACTTCTACTGTACGAGGTGGTTATGCCTATCCGAACTGGTGGAGTCGAGAACTACAACCAACTGTTCTTGGACTCGCTGCAGCATTTCGATACCTTCATGAGTGAGCGCAAGATGGCTCATCCCATGTTCTGGTACGACCGAGTCAAGAAGGGCACGCTCTCGAATTACGAGGGTCTGACCCGTCAAAGCAACATCTTCCTGGGTGGCCTGGGCGCTCAGTCCGGCTTGGCCGACTGGTCGGCTGTGCAGGTTTCCCGGAAGGCCGCTGGAACCGATCCAGGCCACGATGCGTGCGCCTATGATCCTCAGACCTTCCAGTACGCGATGGAAACTGTCCAGTACTCCGGCTACCGGTCGTCCTGGCAGTCCGAGCCCATCTGCGTGAACGACATTCGGTTCCTGACCGAGGGTCGGAAGCAGGTTGAGTACATCTTCTCCTTCATGGCGTACATTACCCAGAGCGTTTGGGATGTGGCCAGCCGGGAGTGGTACATCAAGACGGCGGTCGACAACGGCAACGCGTTTCTGCTCGTCGATGGCGGCATGGACTATGCCGACTCCCCGACCATGCGGTTCGCGTACGACCCGTTCACCAAGGACGCCAACGATGACACGTACGTCACGTTCCCGCGGACAGCGAATCTGTCCACGTTGAACTGGTCGTTCTTCGACTGGTGGCAGGACTACCTCAATGACCAGTGCCCCGAAGCCGGTATCGCGGACAAGAGCGGCCTCAAGGTGTTCGGTCTGATGATCCACAAGCGCGATTTCAACCGCATGATCATGCGGGATCTGGATCTGCGTGAGGATCTTCGGTATGCCGATTCCCGCGTCCTGATCGAGGACTATCGCTCGTTCCAGGAGTTCAAGGGCTGGGCGATCATCCATGACGGGCGGCAGGCCCGGTTCAAGATCGTCAGCGACGATGGCACCAACATCAAGGCGGTCCGCGTCAATCCGATGAAGGATGGCCGGGCAGTCACGATCGGCAACGCCCCCGCGGCGGATCCGGATTACGTGAAGGCCGAGCTGGCGCTGGGCGTCGTCTTCATGAACGACGTGTACACGCACTTGGTGCCTTCCCCCATCGGTAACGCCGGTGGCGGCGCCACGTTCGACACCAAGTTCAACTACGACGGGACCTTCCGTTGGGTGAACGAGTACGATCGGCAGTTGAACCCTCTCGGCGAGGTTGGGTTCTACTTCGCCCGCTTCGAGACCTTCCCGAAGCCCCTGCAGTACTCGAACGAAGCGATCGTGTTCCTGTACCTGCGCGAGCCGCATACCTGGGCTACCCCGCAGAACATCACCACGCACAGCGATGCCTCTGACGGCCCGCTGAGCCCGATCGCCAATGCGGTCACGGCTGATGTTGAACGCACGGCCCCCGGCCCGTACACGGTCACCTTGACCCTGAGCGGCAAGCTGGCAGCCAGTGTTGGCGACGCGGTGACTCTGGTCGATGCGACCCCCACCACGTGGAACGCGGTGATCGCCGATTCGAGCGACGCGCCGAAGTACAAGTTCGTTGGAACGACCGCGCCTGATGCCTATACGGACTGGACGACCGCGGCCACAGTGACCGTTGTGTAACGAAATGGCAGTGGGATCCGTTACACGGGTCCCACTGCCTTTGAACCTCAAGTTCGAAGGCAAGGAGATATGACAATGAAGCGGATGTTGATTGGTTTGCTCGCAATGCTGGCGGTGCCCTTTGTCGTGGTGGCTGCTACCACGACCACGGTGACCAACCGGGGCGAAGTGATTGTGGTGAAGACGCTCGCCAATGTCGCGACCGATGCGGCAGTGGTGACGGACTTCCAGGACTACAGTGTCTACGCCACGAAGCCTGGTGAGTTTGGGCGGATCGTGCGATGGTACGACTTCGACGTCCAGGGTGGTGCGCTCGGCACTGTGAACCTGCTTCCGAAGATCGCGGTCCCGGACAACGCCGTCATCAATGACGGGATGATTGTTGTGGTGACGGCCATCGCTCCGACGCTGGCTGCGACGCACTCGCTGTCGCTCAATTCGGCGGCGGATATGCTGGCTGCGGTTACGAATGGCCTCACCAGTACCGGTCTGAAAGATGTGGTTCCTGTGGGCACCGCGGCTACGTCCGTGCAGCTCACGGCCGATCGGTACCTCACGATGACGATCGCTGATACGGCGGTCACCGCTGGCAAGTTCATGGTCCAACTGGACTATTATCTGGCTCCGTAGTGGTTCACGTGGCGCCGGGGGTCGGTAGCGGCCCCCGGTGCCCCCCTTGATTTGAAAGAGGAGGGACAACAAATGCGAATTCGTTATGCGATGCTGGCGCTTCTGCTCGTTGGCTCGGCGGCGTACGCTGAGACTGACTACATTGCGCTGCAGAAGATCGAGGCGATCAAGAAGGGCGCGAACACGCCTGACCAGATCCAGGATCTGCGCGTGCAGGACGACGCGACGATCGGCGATGACTTGGCTGTTGGCGGCGATGCGACGGTTGCTGGAGCGGCTACGGTTACCGGCGCTGCGACTGTGTTGGGCAAGGGCGTCGTTGTTGACTCGAGCGCGAATGTGCAGTACGTTCAGACGACCAATG